AATATAGTAGTATACCAATACCTAATGCTGATATCACATTGAATGCAAGCGATTTGTTGTCACAAGGTCAATCTGAAAAAGAGTCACTCATAACCGAATTGGCACAGATGTTAGATAGTTTATCCAGACAGGCTCAATTGGAGCGAAAAGCTGCTGAAGCGACTGCCTTATCATCGCAGTTCAATGCAATACCATTAAAAATTTATATAGGATAGAGTATGGCATTATTCGGATCAGCTCGCGACGCATCATTGGTAAGACATCTGAACAGAGAACTTATCAATGAACTCATTGACATGGAGATTGGTTTCTATAAATTAGTAGATACAGATACTGCCACAAACATATATGATGAAGCTGAAGACAAAGTCTATTATGACAGAATGGCAATCAATTGTATCATATCAAAAGATGAAAGATCATTCTTAGCAGATGATGCTGGATATGACAGCTCTAGATCAGCAACATTTGCATTTTTTCGAGATGACCTGAAAGATAAAAATATTATAGTAGAAGAAGGCGATGTCATTGAATATGATAATGAATTTTATGAAATTGATTCAACATCATCTTCTAATTATTTCGGAGGTCGTAACCCATCCACTGACTTAGGATTTGTTAGATCATTACGTGATGAATTTGGTCTGAATATACAAGTTATTGCAACGGCACATGTAACTAGAAGAAATAGATTAAATATACAGGAAGTCAGATCTGGCATCAATAAAAACAATAACATACCGAGAAATCTTTAATGGCACAACGAAAATTAAATAGAACCATATCTACATTCACTGATGATCCGATAATATCCAGATCAGATCAGATAAGACGTGATGATGATAAGGTACGTACTCCAAAAATAACATTGGAAGATATAGATTATGCTATGATAAGTTATATCACTGATGTCATAAAACCTACTGTAGTCGAAAATGGTTCTGTCATAGATGTGCCTGTGATGTTTGCTAATGGCGAAACATATGCGCAGATACAGAAGAGAGGTTTCATGAGAGATGCCAAAGGTAAGATCATGACACCGGTTATTACACTGACGAGGTCAAGTATAACAGAACGTGCTACATTGAAAACATTGGGTGTGAATCAGAATCCAGATGGATATGAATATGTATTCAAAAAACAATTCACAAATGCCAATCGATATGACAGATTTTCAGCAATGCAGAATAAACAACCTACCAATGAATACTATGTTTCTCCAGTACCAGAATTTATTGACATATCATATACCATGCTCATATGGACAGAGTATACAAGACAATTGAATTCAGTCATAGAGCAGATTATGCCACTGAACGGATTTGCATGGGGTACGACACATAAGTTTCCTGTGATGATTGCAGATTATGGTTTGGAAACAACAAATGCAATAGGCGAAGACCGCATTGTCAGATCTACAATCAACTTCACTACCAAAGGCACATTGTTAATGCCATTTGAGTTGCGAGAAAGTAATCTGAAGAAGAGATATTCCATGAAGTCAGTTACCTTTAGTGAAGGTGGTTTTATTGAAGAATAGTTAATATATATTATTAAATAAACAAGTTATGTCAAAATCAAAAAAATTTACGCAGGAAGAATTAGATCGTATCAATGCAATACGAGAAGAGTATGACAAAAAAATTGGTGAAATAGGCGTTGCCAATGTGGAACTAATGCTAACTAAAAACAGAGTTACAGAGCTACATGATTATATTGCTAATTTGGAGTCAGAATATTTACAATGTCAACAACAGGAATCAAAATTAGTTGAAGAGTTGAACAAAAAATATGGATCTGGAACAATCGATTTAATCAGTGGTGAATTCACGCCTACTGAATAAGGTTTGAATGTTTCGGTCAATATTTATTTAAAAAAAATATAGGATAGACAATGGCCGAAAAGATTATATCACCGGGTGTTTTTACTAACGAAATTGATCAATCATTTTTACCCGCAGCGGTACAAGCGATTGGTGCAGCAGTAGTAGGTCCGACATCCAAAGGACCAGCTTTAGTACCAACTAGAGTTTCATCGTACGCTGAATACATTTCAAAATTCGGTGGAGATTTTTCATCAGGATCTGGAGCAAATGAAGATTCATACAAGTACTTAACTAATTACTCTGTACAGGAATATCTGAAATATGCTGACACATTAACAGTTGTTAGAATATTGGCAGGAGATTATGCTCCGGCGCAGTCTCAGGTTTCATCATCAGGGGCAAGTTCTACAGTAGGGGCACAAGCCACCGGATCATTTGAATTATTTGGTGTAGGTGGAGCAAATTATGGTGCATTTAGTAATGATACAGTTCAACTACATACAGGAGATGATGGAGGATCATTCTTATTCACTTCAGGATCAAACTTTGTAGGTGATAATGAAAATATCAGTGCATTTGCATATAGTGGTAGCATGGAAGGATTGGTTGCAGAAATCAATTTACAAGCATCACAGTATTTCACAGCATCATTTAGCGGAACTAATCTTTTATTAACATCATCCATTGCAGGAACAGCAGGTAACAAGATACGTATTGCTACCGGTTCATTCCTAGATTTCCTTTTCAATAACAATGCTGGTACAGGTAGTGTTGGACAGTTAGAAGGAGGTACAGGAGATTCAGCTCCTGACGGATTAGCTTTCAAATTATTCACATTATCAGATGGTGCTGATCAGAACAGTGATGGACCGCATGGCATCAATGGATTGTTAGCATCTGGTTCTGCAAATAATCTTAGATGGGAAGTGACAAATGTTAATAATGCAAAAGGTACATTCACTTTATTAATTAGAAGAGGTGATGATACCAATCGTAGAAAAACTATTCTAGAGCAGTATAACAACTTAACATTAGATCCAACCACTCCTAATTACGTTGCAAGAGCAATTGGAGACCAGGTACAGACATTGAGAGATGCTGGCGGAACAGATCCATTCCTTCAATTATCCGGATCATTCCCGAATCGTTCCAGATATGTACGTGTAGAAGTTCAGGCAACTACATACAAATATCTAGATGAGAATGGAAATGTCAGAGATGGTAGTTTATCAGGATCATTACCAGTAGCAGCTTCTGGATCATTCGGAGGCGGATCAGATGGTAATGTGAAACATCCAAGAGCTTTCTATGATACCATTAGTAATACAAATACTCAAGGATTTAACTTAGGTGTTGCAAGTGAAGGTAAGACATCTTATATTGATGCAATTAGATTATTGAAAAATCAAGATGAATATGATATCAATCTAATTACATTACCAGGATTGGTAGATAACTTCACAAATCACTCAGAGGTTATTACAGAAGCTCTTAACATGTGTGAAGACAGAGCAGATGCATTCCTAGTATATGATCCAGTTGAATATGGAGCAAGCATTTCATCAGCAACAGCTAAGGCTGAAGCTCGTGATACAAATTATGCATCAGTATATTGGCCATGGGTCAAAGTAGCCGATGCAGATCTTGGAAAGAATGTATGGGTACCGGCTTCAACATTGATTCCGTCAGTATATGCTTTCAATGACAGAGTTGCTGCTCCATGGTTTGCACCAGCTGGTTTGAATAGAGGTGGAATTGATGCTGCATTATTAGCAGAACGTAAATTGACAAAGGCTAACAGAGATACATTATATGACTCTGCAGTTAATCCAATTGCAACTTTCCCTAATACGGGTGTGACAGTATTTGGACAGAAAACATTGCAGAAGAAGGCATCAGCTCTTGACAGAGTAAATGTTAGAAGATTGTTAATTGCAGCTAAGAAGTTCATTGCATCAACTACCAAGTTCCTTGTATTTGAACAGAATACAGCAGCAACTAGAAACAGATTCCTTAGCATTGTGAATCCATACTTTGAATCGGTACAACAGCGTCAAGGTTTATATGGTTTCCGTGTTGTTATGGATGAAACAAATAACACTCCAGATGTGATTGATAGAAATGAAATGAGAGGACAGATATTCCTTCAGCCTGCTAAAACGGCAGAATTCATTATCATTGACTTCAATATTTTACCAACCGGAGCGGAGTTTCCAGAATAAAATTTGAAAAGACAATATTTATATAAAAGGATATAGAGCATGGCAGAATTATTAGATCCCACCGAGATATTTTATACGGCGTTTGAGCCTAAAATGTCTAACAGGTTCATTATGTATATTGAGGGTATTCCATCATACCTTATCAAGACAGCATCACGTCCATCAATTGATCAAGGAGAGGTAATCTTAGATCATATCAATGTTGAGCGTAAGGTCAAAGGTAAGTCAAGATGGCAGGACATCACTATCACATTATATGATCCAGTTGTTCCTTCAGGAGCGCAGACAGTGATGGAATGGGTTCGTTTACATCACGAATCAGTAACTGGTAGAGATGGATATTCAGATTTCTATAAGAAGGATATTACTTTCAATACTTTAGGACCTGTAGGTGACAAAGTTGAAGAGTGGACCATTAAAGGAGCATTCATTTCTTCTGCCACATTCGGTGACATGGATTATTCCGGCGAAGATCCATTGGAAATCGAATTAACTCTGAAATATGATTATGCTATCTTACAATTCTAAGATTGTCATACATCAAAATTAGTGAAAGGGTCTCTTCGGAGACCTTTTTCATTTTATATGAGTTGCATATTTATTATTGAACAAGTTTTAAACAGGAGAACAAATGTCACAAAGTCTAAACCCAGCATATGATGGCAAAGGTAAAAAGTCATCAAAGAAAGTATCAGATGAAGAACTCAAAGCCATGGCAGTTGCCAAGCATGAAGAAAAGTTCACTGATACAGTAACCAAAAGTAAAATACCAACAGAAATTATTGAATTGCCATCTGAAGGCAGATTATATCCAGAAGACCATCCACTACGGTCAGGCAAAATTGAAATGAGATACATGACTGCCAGAGAAGAGGATATTCTTACCAATCAGACATATATTAAACAAGGAGTAGTCCTAGATAAATTATTTCAGGCATTGATTGTAACAAAGTTTGATTATAATGATTTGTTGGTATGTGATAAAAATGCAATCATGATTGCTGCCAGAGTTCTCGGATATGGTAAAGATTATAAATTTAAAGTCACTGCTCCGAGTGGCGAACAACAGGAAGTAGCTGTTGATCTGACTACCATTGATATGAAAGAATATGATTGGGACAAATATGAAGGTAATGGCAATCATTTTGAATTCAAATTACCAGTGTCAGAGCGTGTTGTGACTTTCAGTTTATTGACACAAGGCGGTCAGAAAAAGATTGATGCTGAACTTAGAGGTTTGAAGAAATTGAAGAAAGGTG